CGTCGCGCAGCCAGCTGCGGCAGACCAGCCGCTCCATCTGCGGGCGGGACAGCTCGCCGGAGGTCTCCGGCGCCAGCGACCACTCACCCCAGGCGGCCTTGATCTGGGCGGCGAAGTCGGTCATCACCTCGCCCTGGTTGTCCAGCGGCATGGGCTCGACGCCGATGCCGTGGGCGCCGACCACGCGCTCCTCGAGCCGGTCGAAGACGCCGGTGACGAGGTCGTGGTTCTCGTCCAGCCAGCGGGCCTGTTCGCGCAACGACTTGCCGGCCAGCTGCACGGCGAGGTCGCCGGAGCGTGGCTCGCGCTGGGCCTTGTGGTTGCGGTTGGGTCGGGCGGCCTCATAAGCCTGCAGGGCATGGCGGGCGGCCTGACGCTTGAGCGCCCAGCCCGGCGCCACGCTGGCCAGGGCCTTGTCGATCAGGTTGCTCATTCGAACCTCGTCAGGGCGTAGCCCGGCAGCCCGGAGGCGGCGGCCTGCTCGGCGGCCTGCTTGCGCTCCCACTCCTTGCGGCCGGCGCGGATCTGGGCGAGGTCCTGGAGCATCACCTGGCGCCCGTTGAACATGAACTGGCGGCCCTGCAGGGCGGCGACCTCGGCCTCGGTGTAGTAGTCGATCATCTGCTGTGCGGTGGTCATAGCCAGCCTCCATCGCCGGTTTGCAGCCACCCGCCGCCGGCCGGCTGTGCCGGGGGCGTGCGGGGCGGCGGTGTGGGGTCGTTCTCCGGCGGGGCGCCGGGGGCCGGGCCGTCGTCCAGGTTCAAGCCGAAGCGCTGCTGCGAAATGCGCAGGGCGGCCAGGGCGTAGACGAGGCAGTCCAGCGCCTCGTTGCGGCGCCCGCCGGATTCCCAGCGGTAGACGCGCCGGCCGCGCTCGATCTTGGCCACCTTGATCTCGGCGGTGAGCTGCTTGATCTCGTCCTCGTCGCAGATCTCGTCGTTGGCCGGCAGGTGGATGCAGCCCGCGGTGGGCTGACCCGGCTGCGGCTGGATCTTCAGGCGGTTGTAGATCAGCTCCTTGGCGTTGTCGGTGCCGACCTCGGTGAGGAACACGCCCTTGGCCGAGCGCTTCCGCGGGAAGTTGGCAATGGGCTTGCCGTAGGTGTTGGCGCCCTTCACCGGGATCACCCACATCACGCCATGCTGCTTCGACTGAGCGTAGACCTCGTCGGTGTAGTGGCCGCCGGAGTCCCAGCCCCAGCGGGTGACGGTCATGGTCGAGCCGTCGCGGCGCTTGTAGGCCTGGTGCAGCTTCTGGCCGACCTTGCGCTTGAGCTCGGGGCCGGCAGGGTCGCCGTAGAGTATCCAGCGATCCACCAGCCAGGCTTCCTCGTCGGCACCGAAGGCCCAGACGCGGCCCTCGTAGCGGTCGTCCTGGGTGTCGATGCCGCCCATCAGCGCCACGGCGCCTTCCGGCACCAGCGGGTAGACCTCGCGGCGGCCGTAGATGGCCTCCCACTCCAGCTTCTCGCCCAGCTCGTCTTCCCAGGTCTCGCCGAGCGTGGTGTTGACGAAGGTCTTCAGCTTGCTAGGCGAGTCCTTGGCCTTCAGGAAGTCGCGGATGATGCGCTCCCAGGTGGTGAAGGGGGAAAGCACCGTCCACAGGTAGAAGGTCACGCTGTCCGGCGTGGGGATCGGCTCGCCCTCGGCGTCGAAGAAGTCGATGCCGTCGCGGGTGCGGATACCGGTGGCTTCACAGATCCACTCGCCCTCCTGCATGCCATGCGGGCGGCTCTCGTCGTTCAGCTCATGCTGGCGGATCACGCAGCCGTGGTGCTCGCACTGGTAGAAGGCGGTCTCGGGCTTGCCCTTGTCCCACTTGATGCCGAAGTCGGTATCGGGGCCGCCCCACTTGAGCACCTGGGGCTCGGCGCAGTGCGGACACGGCACGTGGAAGTGCAGCCGGTGCGGCGATTCCATGGCGGCGGCCTCGATCTGGCACTGGCCGCGCACCTTGGGCGTGGAGCCGCGGATGCTCTTCGGGAAGGTGCTGCCCTCGAGGCGCTTGTCGCCGAGGGTGGTCGGGCTGCCCTCCTTTTCGATGTCCTCATCGAAGGCGGCCAGCTCATCGTAGATGACGGCGTCGACCGACTTCTCGCGGTAGTTCCTCGCCGCCTTGCCGCCATGGACGAAGATCTGCTTGCCGTTGGCGAAGCGCTTGGCGGCCAGGGTGTTGTCGCGGTGCTTCATGCCGTGCCAAGGCGCTAGCTCCAGCACCACCGGCACGTCGCGCACCATGGTCTCGAGGTGCGTCTTCATGAAGCTCTCGGCGTCCGTGTCGGTCGGCGAGAAGGTCAGGATGTTGCGCTTCTTGTGCTCGAGCAGGTAGCCGGCGGCGGCCAAGAGCATCTTGGTGTAGCCGAGGCGCGCACTCTTCACCACGTTGACGGTGCGGATCTCGTCCGAGCCCATGGCGTTGAGGATGGCCACCTGAAAGGGCAGCGTCGTCCAGCGCCCTTCGTGGTAGCTCGACTCACTCGACAGGTAGAAGTGCTGGTCGGCCCACTCGACGGCGGTCAGCGGCTCGGGGCGGTAGAGCCCCAGCAGCCCCTGGCGCACGGTCTTCGCCCATTCCACTCCCTGCAACGGCGTGACAAGGGCGTCATCCGGTGCTGAGAGTGTCGTGGTATTCATTCAGGTGCTCGGGGATGGTCTCGTGCATGCTGGCCGCCTGGTTGCGGGCCTTCGCCAGCTCGCGGGTCAGGGTCTCGAGGTGCCGGGTCTCCAGGTCGGGGTGCTTGCGCTTCATTGTCAGCGGCAGCGTGTCGAGGATCGCGGCGATCTCGGCGGCCAGCTTCGACAACGAGAAGATGGCGAACTCGCTCGGCACCACCTTGCGGGCGGCGATCTCGTTCTTCTGCTGCTGGCCGATGCGTCGCTCCCGGGTCAGCAGGTACTCCTCCTGCTCGCGCTTGTGCTCGAGCAGCGGGTCGATGCTGTCGCCGTCAGCTTCCTGCGCCGACACCTGCCCAGCGAGCTGGCCCCGCATGTAGCGGATATAGGCCAGCCGGCAGTCGTCCAGGCTGTAGGCCCCGCGACCCTTGGCGCCCGGCAGCACGCCGCTTTGCAGCAGATTGCGCACCTGCCGATCGGTGATGTCGAGGTGCTCGGCGACCTCCTGTTGTGTGGCCATCCCTAACCCCTTGTTCTGCCGTCGCGGAACCGGAAACCGGCGCCACGAAAAACGCTCATAAATAGCCGAAACCCGGGCCTCTGCGCCCCCGCAGGGCCGGGGGGTGCCAGGGAGGACCCATTTTTTTCTGTGTGTCGCGCTACACTGACAGGCCACACACCGCAAGGAGCGAGACCATGAAGACGCGAGAGCAACGCGAGCAACGAGCACTGGGCTGGTCGGCCGTGGCCGGGCTGGGGTGCACTGTGCTGGTGGGCCAGATGATGAGCTGGTCCCTGCCCTGGTGGGTCTGGGTGATCGGCTTCGCGATCATGACCGGCGCTGCGTTCAACGGGTGGCAGCGGTCGGCCGCGCAGTCCGCCGTGCTGGACGAGCAGGCCAGGCGGGAGCAAGACGACCCCCGGGGTGGCTGAACGTCCCACCCCGGCGCGATAGGTGCCCCGGCAGCTTTCTGTCGAGGCTGGTCACCGGGTGGCTCGCCTCGCGGCGCCGGGCCTTGTGTAGCCGTAGGACCACCCCCTGCGGCTGATTGGTGTCACTCAGCAGCCGAGTCGAGCGCCTTCTCGCGCAGCAACTCCGCCGCCATCAGCATCTCCTCGGGGCTCATGCCAGCGCTCGTCAGGACATAGGCCCCATCGCTGTCGATGCCCACGAGAGCGCATGCCGTCAGGTCGCGGCCATCGGCTTCGGCATGGACGAAAGCGAGCGGATCGCGGTACATCGGTGTCACGGTGCCCATCACTTCCCCCTGTGCCAGATGAAGCCCAGCAGCAGATTCGCGACCAGCAGGGCCAGCCGGCCTCGTGCGATCACTCGCTGCACAGCACCTCGAGCAGTGCGGCCTGCTCGTCGCCCCAGGCCCACAGCCCGTTGATGTAGCGCTCGAGCTGCCGATAGCGCGCGTCGCCCAGCGCGTCCCACAGCTCCCCCTGGTCGATCACTGGGAGGGCGGGCGGGCTGGGGGGCGTGCATGACGGCGTGACCTCCACGTACTCCACGGTTGAGCAGCTAGCGACGGAGAGTGCCGCTAGGCCGGCGATCATCAGGGCGGTCGTCTGCTTCACGCTGCACCTCCTGGGCCTGGTTGCGCGCCTGCTGCTGGGCCTTGCGGGCGGTGGCATCAACCTCGCGGCTCATCTCGCTGGCCTGGAGTGAGATGCGGGCGGCCTTGGCCTGCTCGCGGGCGCGGTCGCGCTGGCCCGTCACGAGCAGCAGCGCGGCAGCGAGGATGCCAAGAGCAGCGACCAGCCAGGCCCACAGCCTACTCACGGCTCAGCCCTGCCTGCCGGATCACCCGGGCCACTGCCGCAGCAATAGCCACGACGCTGGAGAGCACAGCGAAAACGCCATCGGGCACCAGGCCCTGCCACAGCGGCAGGCTCGCCTCGGCGGCCGCCAGGGCAGCAGAGATAGCCGCCAGGCGGATGCTCCACAGCTTTGCGGCCTGTTTGGCCTCGGGGATGAGCTTCATCACTTGATCCTGTCAATCCAGCGCTGGGCGATGGCATCGATGCGGGCTCTCACCCACTCCACGCCGACGAACGCCAGGAAGCTGCCGGCGAAGATGCTGAGATCACCAGGCAGGTTGAGATACTGGAGTAGCGGCACGATGCCGAGCGTCACAAGCCCGATCATCACGCCTTCAAGGATTGTCTTCATGGGCCTACCGCCTGCATGGAGGCCGCGAACGACCGCGATGGCGAAGGCCAGGGCCGGGGCATAGGCGTATGCGGTGAACCACGCCATTAGCGCTTCCCAGAAGTCGGGCTGTCTCCATGGCATTGGGGGCCTCATGTGCTGGTTTCCATGTGTGCGAGGATGCGATTCAGCCGGCGCCGCCGATCCTCGAGACCATGGCGGCCGCCGTTGATCTGACGGGTGACAGTGACGAGGTCAGCGCCCGGTGTGACCCGGGCCGTCCAGTACCAGGCCGCGGACATTGCCGCATACCGCGAGCACTGCGCCAGCCGGTCAGGGTGAGTGAGCAGCGGCAGGCCGGTGGCCTTGGCGCACTCGGCGTAGTTGTAACGCCCGGTGAGCTGGATGGCGCCGCGCCCCCTGAATCGCCAGCCATCGCCGGGCATGGTGTTGCCCATCCGCCCACCATAGACATGGTTCGCCAAGGCCTCGGGGTTGCGGACATACGGCTTGGCGCTGGCCGCATCCGGGAAGCGGCGTGGCCACACCACCCGCAGGCGCTCCAGGGTGTAGTAGAGCGACTCCTCCAGCCGGGTGAGATCCATCGACTCATGCCCCACCTGGGCGAGAAACATGGCCACCTCGGCCGGGTCGCGGATACCGCCCCAGGCCAGCGCCTCGCTCAGTTCCTCAGCCCACTCCACCAGATCAGAGCATCTCGGCATCGCCACACGCAGCAGCTCAGGCGACACAGCCGGCCGCCTGGCGTCGATCTCGTCGATCCAGTGCATGGCGATACCTCGGGAAGAAGAAAGCCCCGCACGTGGGGCAATGCGCCAGGTGGCGCGATCGAACTGCCTTCCTTGGCGACCATGAGAAGGTGCCGGCCCTGTCCAGGGCGAGGAGGGAGGCTCGCAGGCCGGCATAACAAGAAACGCACCACGCAGGGCAGTGCGTCGGGCCGCCGATGCTCTCGACGGCGGGGTGATGATGCGCCCGCCCGGCGTGCAACGCAGAGGCCGGGGAGGACGACTTCCCGCTCGTCAGCGGGCTTTTGTATGCGCAACCCTGCGGGCCGTTCAGACGCGGAGAGTATCGTCGAATCACCGCACTCGGCAGGCGTGGCCATCTAGCGCATCGGCATCCACCCCTGGTGCGCATGGTCTGACCTCTGATTGCGATGAGGGCAGAAGCGTGGGCGGAATAACGAGAAACGCCCCGCCGGATGACCGGCAGGGCATTGTGAGGTCTGGCGCCTGGCGGGTCTATCGCCAAGCTACTGACATAGTAGATCAACCTCCTGATTTACACAACATGCAGTAGGTCTTGCGCCCTTCACATACCGGATAAGCTTTCTGCGGGCCTCGCTGGCCGCGTTGTCCAGCGCCTTCACATCCTTGAACAGCATCTCCCCAGCGCCCGGCGGCCAGCCGAGGAAGTGCATCCAGGGCCGCGGGTTGGCGACGATCTGCGCGTAGCTCATCCCCCGGGGCCCGTTGCTGCGCCGATCCGTCTTGGCCGCCTTTATCAGCGCCGCCGCGCGCTCCCGGAACGTCAGCCCGGCCGCCTCGATGATGCGCCGCGCCTCGTGGTGGGCCCTGTGCTCGGCGATGCCCCGGGCGTAGAGGTCGGCCAGGGGCTCCCGGGCGATGGCGGTGCCGCCGGGCTGTTCGCCCAGGCCGGCCGTGGGGCTGATGTTGTGATACCCCTGCAGATGCTCGTCGCCGTAGAGCGTGCGGCGCTCCACCTCCATGTCGAGGAGCCGGGCGGCCAGGGTCACCGCGGCCTCTTCCTCGTGCTCCGGGTGGTCCTCGCGCGCCAGGGCCCGGTGCTCCTCCAGCCGCAGCTTCTGATAGTCCACGCCGCTACTCCTCTGCATCATCGCCAGTGCTGCACTCATCTGCCGGATCCTCCTTGCGCCATTCCGTGCCCG